AACTTCAAAGAAAGGTCGTCAGATTCCAACCTCATATAATCAATTTAAAGAATATGATGAAACATTATCAGCATCAATACAATATATTGATTCTGCCATTGAAAATCTTGACAGACAGATAATGGGTATGATGGGTATCAGTTACCCACGTTTAGGTCAAATGGTATCTACTGATCCTGTAGGAACATCACAAATGGCCATTGATCAATCAGCACTTGTTACCGAAATTCTTTATTCAGAACATGATGAAGTTGAAAGACGTGCATTGACACATGCTCTTAATTTGTCAACACGTTATTGTTGGTCAGAAGGAGAATTGTTGGATATCGTTGATACTAAAAATGGAAATGAATTTGTTAGAATTAGAAAAGGTGACTTTGATGATTGTGAATTTGATGTATATCTTGAAAATTCCACCAAAGAAGAACAGGATCTAAATGAATTCAAACGATTAGCATTACAGGAAGGATTCCAGGGCCGTATGCCATTTGAACATGCAATATCTCTTTATAATACTGAAACACTTAAAGAGGTTGAAAAGAAGATGGAATACTTCAAAGCCGAAGCACAGGAAATTGCATCAATGAATGCTCAGAATGAAGCCGAAGCACAAATTCAACGTGAAGAACGTTTGGAACGATTAAAACAGGAATTCAAGGCAAATATTGAAGGCCAGAAACTTCAAATTGAACAATTCAAAGCTAAGATTGAAGAACAGAAAATGGCATGGCAACAGAAGAATGATGAGATCAAGAATGAAATTGAATTGAAGAAAATGGAAAGTGAACGTAATCTCAGACTTATGGAAATAAGTTCAGAACGTGAAGTTGAGGGTGCATATCTTGAAGAACAAAACAGAAGTAATGTCGTTCAGGAACAGTTACAAACAATCCAACTTCAGTTACAGGCACTTAATCAAGAAATTGAAAGTTTACACAGAAATGCAGATAGAGTAACATCACATAAAGAAAAACTTAAAGAAATAGAGGTAAAGAAAAAATCAACCGGTGTAGGAACCAAAGAAAAAATTGTTGATTAAATTTTGTTGTATATTCAAATTACTTATATTATTTTTGTTTCAGTTAAAAGTTAATAATTTAAAACCCAAGAAAAATGAAAAGACGAATTTATTTCAATGAAGGTAGCGGTGGGGGCGACGGTGCTCCATCACCCGAAGCTATTAGTGCATTTTCTGCTCCGGAAGGAATGTATGAAACTGATAGTCAATCAAACCAAACAATTCAAGTTCAAGCAGGTTTCCAAGGTACACAAGCACCAGAAGGTCCGCAAGGCGCACAAGGTGCTGAAGGAGCACAAGGAACGCAAGGTACACAAGGAAGTGGAACAGAATCTGCTCCTGGTACACAAGGTTCAGAAGGTGCTCAAGGCGCACAAGGAACACAGGGAACACAAGGCACATATGCTTTTAATTCAATGTGGGATGAATTTGGAAAACGATTTGGTTCTGAAGAAAGACCTTTCAATGTACCGGACTATGTAAAAAATGGTCAATTTGAAGAAGGAGTAACAGAATTAGATGCATTTCTAACAGAAGCAATAAAACACTTGGATCCATTCGGTAAGGTCCTTGAAAGTTTACCACCAACCGTTCAAGATTATCTATCAAAAGCAACCGAAGAAAACTTCGATGAAAACAAATGGTTGCAAGAACGGATGCAATCAACAAATTATCTCAACCTCGACAATGAAGGATTTATGCGTTATCATTTAACAAGATTAAATGGTAAAACAGAAGAAAACAAAGAGGGTTGGGATGAAGCCGAAATCAACCGACAGGTAGAAGCCATGAAAAATAGTGGCATACTTGATTCACAAGCAGTTTCCCTTAAAAAAGAATATAAACAGATAGAAGACAATCAGAAACAGTTAAGTGCAAGTCGCATACAAGAGCAAGAAAAAGCAAAATTTGATGCATTCGTTGAGAATCAGAAAAAGGTTGCTGAAACAACTCTTCAAAAAAATCAGGCAATAAATGAGACATTTGGTATAAAATTCAGCCAAGCTGAGGTTACTGAATTTCAGTCAAAGTTTATTGACATGATGAAAATCGATCCAAAAGATAACATGAATGTAGTACACAGATGGTTGCAAAGCGATGATAATGTGTATAAACTTGCTATGTTACTTCATAAGAGCGAAGAGGGTGTCAGAACATATCTTTCTGATTTGAAAGATGGAATCAAGAATGATGTATTGAACAAGACCGGTTTAGAACCTAAGCCCAAGGCAGGAGGTACACCAGGTATTCCCAATGCACCAGATATCGCTGCTTTTACTATGCCCGAACAAATTAGGGAGCAAGTAATAAACTAAAAAACTTTTTAAAATGAGAATACTACCCGGACATCCGCAAGAATTTGCGAACCAAACTCCAACCTCTCATGAGCTTATCAAGTTCATGATCTCTGAACCTGAAATTTTGCCTATGGTTATGACCTTATGGCGTGGTGAAGATGCTGCATTCAGTTCATTGTTAGCCGATCGCGGTTTAACATCAAAAGGATTATTTACCGGCCTTGATAACAAAAATTATCGTATTGTTGGTAGTAACCAAGTGATGTACCGTATTCAGCACTCTGACCGTAGAAAATTGCGTATTAAAGCGCACCCAACATCAGGTCTTACCTTTGTTGATGATTTCTACACAGCAACTCCCGGTAAACAAAACTCTTTAGTAACTATCTATTTGGATGGTAACTGGTTTTCACCAAAAGATGTTTTGGAATTGAAAGATACACGTACTTTAATTTGGATCGCTGATACAGAACTTCCAAAAGAAGTTGCTTCCGGCACCTGGGCTTACAAGGTAAAACTTGTTACCAAAGAACGTGATGCTTACATCAATCCAGAATTATTGACTGAAAACAGTGAAGCTGGTTTTGTTTACACTATGTTTGAACATGACCTTTCTGAAACTGCGTACGAAAAGTACACTTTCGATGGATGGGGAAAAGCATACATGACCCTTCAACGTATGAAATACTCTATTTCTGGTACTGCTGCAGCAATGCAACCAGGAGCAAAATGGGTAGAACATAATGGTCAGAAAGCATGGATCAATTCTGCTCAGGAACAAATGTTGAAACGTTGGACCGGTGCTCAGGAATTTGCAAATATTTGGGGTAAAGGTACAGTTACCGTTGATGGTGATGTATTAATGCGCGATACTAAAGGCAATGAAATCATGGCCGGTGATGGTATCGTTAACCAAGGTGATGGTGCATTAAAATTCCCTTACAACAAATGGAGCAAAAAATTCTTGCACTCAATCATGAAAACCATGCAGTTGAGAGCTGGTACTAATGGCCAAACAGAATTAGCTTTCCTTTGTGGTCAGGAAGCATATTGGGGATTCACTGATTTATTAGTGAAAGAATTCGGTCAACGTCATATCTTACAGACTATCGGTAACGGTGGTGACATGCAAGGTATTGGTGTTTCTCACACATACAAATCTTACGAGATCAATGGTGTGAAGTTGATTCCAATTCACTATAAATTCTTTGACAGCCCAGATCGTCCTGTATGGATGCGTGAAGATGGTTCATTAAACAACTCTTGGAATGGTATCTTTGTTTCTTTAGGAAACGCCCAATCAGGAGAAAAAGGTGTTGAACTTATCACTTTACGTGATCGTCAATTCAAAACCGGTTCAGTACATGGTATTGATAAAGGTGGCGAAAACATGGCCAACTCAATCGACGGATCTCACCACCACATTTTAGGTCAATCAGGTATTATCTTGAGAAACCTTGATGGTGTTGCTGAAATTTACCGTCCGTAATCAGTAAATATTTAGTAAACTTAACAATCAATAGATATGAAGAAAAAAAGAATCGTTCAGTTAGTAGCTAACAGGAATAAATACACAAAATTCGCTTTCATGGCAGTGCCACGTTTTGACGGAAATATGAACACATACTTAACAGGTCAGCACATCATTCCGGGAGTAACAGACCCGGAAGATGGCTTGACTCCTGAAGAAATGACAGGTGAAAAACCTCTTTCTGTGGAGAAGGCCCGTAAGTTTCCTTATGTGTTAAATCCCGATATTCAGACCCCAATCATTCACTTGAACAAATTGGACCTTTCTACCAATGAAAGTGGTAAAGTGGTAAATTATAAAGACAAAGTGCTTTATGATTTCTTTGTTAAGTACTCCGGTGTTGTTGCCGAATCAAAAGACAAATTTATTGTTGACAAACACTTTTTCTATATCCGTGATGAAGAGTTTGAAGCTGAACAGAGAGTATCTAAACGTAAACT